TTCGGATTGATAAACAAGCAGAACTAAATCTCAAATGCCAAGAACTACATGATGCTGGAACACAGATCCTTAACAACATCAATGAGTTCAGTAAGACTGTTAAAGAACTTCGCGACAAAGCGAGCAAGGTCAACGAATATCGGTATGAGATTCAGTCACTCACCAAAGAGGAGATGCACCTCCTGAAAGAGAACACCAAGATCATGAGTGATGTTGGTAGTGACTCCACTAATTTAGAAAAGGAGAAGCAAGAACTGATCGTCATGCAAGATCTGCTTGACAAAAAACAAATTTCATGTTCTAATATCAACAAGCAGACTGATCATCTCAAAGTTGTCGCTGGTCTGCTCAAAGATGGCGGGATCAAAACAAAGATTATTTCTAAGTTCATTCCCGTTATCAACCAGCGCATCAATAAATATCTTCAAAGCATGGACTTCTATGTGAACTTCACGCTTGATGATAATTTTAACGAGAAGATTCTTTCTCGTTTCCGTGATGACTTCTCTTATGCATCCTTCTCGGAAGGTGAAAAGCAAAAGATCGATCTAGCACTTCTGTTCACTTGGAGAGAAGTTGCTGCATTGAAAAACAGTGTGTCTACAAATCTTCTCCTCTTGGATGAAGTGTTTGATTCATCGCTCGATCAGTCTGCCACTGATGAACTTATGAGAATCCTCAAAGGTCTCGGAGAAAAGACTAACCTCTTTGTTATTTCACATAAAGGGGACGTTCTGTATGATAAGTTTGAACGCATTGTACAGTTCGCCAAAGAAGGAGACTTTTCTGTAATGACGCCTATTCAAGGATGAAACATATAGTTTTTACTCTTCGCCAATGTGACTCCGCTCTCCTAGATGATGAGTCTTACATTCGCAACATGCTGGTTACAGCAGCACAATGTGCAAACAGCACCTTGTTGGGTATCCAATCTCATAAGTTTGATCCCCAGGGTGTTACCGCTATCGCCATGTTAGCGGAGAGTCATATCAGTATTCACACTTGGCCAGAAAATGGAGAAGCAGTGTGCGATGCCTTTACCTGTGGTGATCACACAGACCCTCATGAAGCATTTTCATTTATGAGAAAGGCATTACTAAGTAAAAGATGGTGCTACCAGACCATTAAACGACCAGTCGGATGACTGGCACAGACCCCCTAGGATTCCTCCTGGGGGGTCTTATACTATCTGCATACAGACGGAACCCCGATGAACACCCAAGAGATCAAGGGCAATCTCGCCCGCCTGCTTGCTACCGAAAACCTTCTGGTAGAGCACAAACAAGTCCCCACTGCTTCCTTTGATGTTGAGAAGCGTGTGCTGACCCTGCCCCTGTGGAAGAAAGCAAGCGATACTGTGTACACCATGCTGGTCGGTCACGAGGTCGGTCATGCCCTCTACACCCCCAACGAAGGTCTTGATGATCTTCCTTGCCCCAAGTCCTATGTCAACGTGACTGAGGATGCTCGCATCGAAAAACTGATGAAGCGTAAGTTCCCTGGTCTGACCAAGGACTTCTATGGTGGTTATCAGGAACTCAATGCTCAGGATTTCTTCTGCATTAAGGACGAGAAACTCGAACTGCTTCCTTTGATCGATCGTGTCAACCTGCACTATAAGATCGGTGCATATTCAATGATGCCTTTTGAAGACTCTGAGACCCCCCTTAGAGACGCTGTGGGCGCTGCTGAGACGTTTGCTGAGGCAATTGCTGCTGCTGACGCTATTTACGAGTTTACCAAGCAGCAACGCGAAGAGAAAAAGCAAAGCACTCCTGCTCAACCCCAAGGTGCTCCTGGCAATGGTTCTTCTTCTACTGAGGAAAGCACCAATTCTTTTGAGCAAAGTGACGAACAACAGGGTCAGGGTGAAACTCCTCGCCCCTGGTTTACTGAGGAGAGTGATAAGGGTGATAATCAGGGCGATGATAATCTCGACCCTGCCGATCTTGATACTCCTTCCTATGAGTATGCTGATCCCGATATCGATAACGTCACCACTCAACGTAACTTTGACCGTGCTGCTGAGAGTCTGATCGATCGTCATGCTCAGTCTCCCACTTATGTTCAGTTCCCCAAGATTTACTCTGACAAAATCATTGTCAACAACAAGCAACTTTGGGACAAAGCAGAAGAATACTGGGATCAGTATTATGCAACTGAAACTTCCGAAGGTGTTGATGTCTTTGCTGGTGTTGACTCTGAGTTCAACGAGTTCTGCAACAAGACTGCCAAAGATGTGAACTATCTGGTCAAGGAGTTTGAGTGCAAGAAGTCTGCATCTGCCTATGCACGTTCTTCTACCTCTCGCACTGGTGTTCTGGATACCACCAAACTGCACAATTACAAGTTCAGTGACGACATCTTCAAAAAAGTGACTCGTACCACTGATGGCAAGAATCATGGTCTTGTGTTCTTACTTGACTGGTCTGGTTCTATGTCACAGGAGATCTTCGAGACTGTTTGTCAGGTCATCAACCTTGTTCAGTTCTGCAAGAAGGTTGGTATTCCTTTTGATGTGTACTCCTTTGTGTCCGATGCAGCACTCAATCCCTTCCTGGGGTGCGAGACTCATGAGAGTGTTAATGATCTCCCCGATGTTGCTAGTCATGAAGTCGGTCAGTTGTGGATCGACAATCGATTCAAACTGGTTAATCTTCTGACCAGTGAAGGTAATCAGAAGGACTTCAAACGTCAGTGTCGCAACATGTATCGTGTCGCAAACTATTGGCATCAGCGTAACACTTGCTACAAGTTCCGTCCTGCTCCTCCTTACTTCATGGGTCTGGGTGGCACTCCTCTTAATGAAGCACTGGTTGCTATGCATCAGTATCTTCCTGAGTGGCAGACTCGTAATGGTGTTGAGAAATCCCACCTGATTATCCTGACTGATGGTGAGTCTCAGTGCATCGGTTATGCTCGTGATCATAAACTGACACAATACTTTGATGCACCTTATCCGAGCAGCGTTGGTTATAACACTGTGGTTCGACATAAGGGACGTTATTACTCTGATATCACTGATGCTAACCAAAGTATGACAAATGCTCTGATTCGTATCATTCGGGACTCCCATCCCAACAGTAGTGTCCTTGGGTTCCGTATCTGCAATACTCGTGGTCTTAGTCACTACCTTCGTTCTTTCGGTCTGTGGCATACTGTTGATAAATATACGAAAGTCTTCAAACGAGACAAATCTGTTGTTGTCAACAACTCTCCTTACAACGAACTGTATGTAATTCAATCGAATTCTTACTCTTCCGAAGTAGAGATGGACGTTAATGAAGATGCTACCAAGAGTCAGATCCGTAATGCCTTCAAGAAGACCTTGAAGTCCAAGTCGGTCAATCGCAAGATGCTCTCTTCCTTTGCTGGACGGATCGCGTAGTGTCCCCTAGGGGGGTCTGTTACCCCCCTTCTCCCCTATACTATTCACATACCAAACAACAGACGACATCATGCCTCGCACTGCTGACGTGACCACCACCGATATCATTGACTTCCTCTCTCGTAACTTTGGCGAAGATGTCAAGACCAACCACTTGCTTCGTGCTGCTGACCACTTCAACGTTTCTTACCCCACCATTGCCAAGCGTCTTGATTCTTACAAGTCTGGTCGTGGCAAGTGGAACCTGACTGCACTGGAAATCCAACGTGCGTATGAAGCACCTGCTGCCACTCCTGTTACCGATCGGGAAAATACTAACTTGATTCCTCAGAAAGACTCCAATTATGTCCCGTTCGGGAACTTCAATGATCTGAAAAAGATCATTCGTTCTGAGGTGTTCTATCCTGTGTTCGTTACTGGTCTGTCTGGTAACGGTAAGACCTTCTCTGTTGAGCAAGCATGTGCTCAACTGGGTCGCGACCTGATCCGTGTCAACATTACCGTTGAGACTGACGAGGATGACCTGATTGGTGGTTTCCGTCTCGTCGATGGTAATACTGTGTGGCACAACGGTCCCGTCATCGAAGCACTGGAACGTGGTGCTGTCCTTCTGCTTGACGAGATTGACCTTGCCTCTAACAAGATCCTCTGTCTGCAATCTATTCTGGAAGGTAAGGGTGTCTTCTTGAAGAAAGTTGGTCGCACTGTGACTCCTGCCAAAGGTTTCACTGTGGTCGCTACCGCTAACACTAAGGGTAAGGGTAGCGACGACGGTCGCTTCATTGGCACCAACGTCCTCAACGAAGCATTCTTGGAGCGTTTCCCCCTTACCTTCGAGCAGGAGTATCCCACCCCTTCCGTTGAGAAGAAGATGCTCAACAACTACTGCTCTGAACTCAACTGTTGCGATGATGAGTATATTGAGAACCTGACTACCTGGGCAGAGATCATCCGTAAGACCTTTGCTGAGGGTGGTATTGATGAGGTTATCTCCACTCGTCGTCTGGTTCACGTCATTCGTGCATTCTCTATCTTTGGTGACCGTCTGAAAGCAATCAAACTCTGCCTCAACCGTTTCGATGACGAGACCAAAGAGTCCTTCCTCGAACTGTACAGCAAGATTGATGCTAAGATTGACCTTTCTGAATCCCCTCTTCTCCAAGACTGATGCTGTATCGAACTAAGATCCTGAATGAGAGCGAGGTAGAACGTACCCTCGCCTCTGCTGTCGGGGCAACTCTTATCAAAAGAAACACCCCAGACAAATATTGTTATGAACTTCTAGGTTATGGTTCTTCTTTTGGTGGATTTGCTGCTGAGGAACTTGACCATGAAGTCGATGCCAGTGACCATCAACGTCTGACCCTCAGTAATGCCCGTACGGGGTACACATACAAAGAGTACCGAGCAGGTCAGAGTTATGGATGGCACTCAGATGAGGTAGTTTCTTCTGATGGTCTACGACTCGATGTTTCAACCACACTCTTCTTGAATAATCCTGATGAGTATGATGGGGGAGAACTTGATTTGCGTTTCGGTGACTTTTGTGTTAGTGTAAAATTGCCAGCGGGGTATGCTGTCATATACCCAACGGGTCTCCTTCATAGAGTTCAACCAGTTAAGTCTGGTATTCGTAAGGTCATTCACTGGTGGGATCAGTCAAATATTCAGAATCCATTCATCAGGGATTCTGTTATTGCTCTTGATACATCAGGCAATGAAAAGACTGACCTCTACATTTCACAACTTGAACGTTTCTGTTAATTATGGCAAACAAGTACAATGAGGAAGCAATCCTCCAAGAATTGCGTGACTACATCACGGATACATATCGGCAGCATTATTCTGCTGGTGATGATAAGATTCAAACTCTTGATTTGATTGAAGCATGTGGTGACGGAGAAGCATTCTGCCGTAGCAATATCTTGAAGTATGCTTCTCGCTACGATAAGAAAGGCACCGCTAGACGTGATATCATGAAGGTGCTACACTATGGTGTACTGTTGATGCACTTCAACGACAAAAACGCCAAACTTGAAGAATACCCTAATCGATGACTTGTATGAAATTCTCCGAACCCCAGATGGATATCCTGGGTCTCTTTATGAACATTAATCCTTCGATCATGTTCAAACCTGGGCAAAAGGTTTCCACGATTTCAAACAACAAGAGCATCTTCGGTGCTTGCACCTTCAAGGACGTAGAGTTTGAGCGTAAGGCACCCATCTATGACCTGGGTAACATGATGAAGACGATCCGTCTGTTCTCCCGTGACTCTCGTGAAGTACCTGAGGTGACCTTTACTGACAGTCGTGTGGATATCAGTCATGGTCGTAGTCACATGAAGTATTACTATGCTGACGAACGTCATATCACTCTTCCTCCTGACCAAATTGGCAGTCTCGGTGCCGCTGCTGTTGTCACTGAGATCAATAACAGTCAACTGATGCAGATTCAGCAGACTGCATCACTCTATCAACTTCCTGATCTGTGCTTCTCTGGTAAAGATGGTCGCCTGTATGCTGCTGTAACCGACAAGCGTAACGCTACTTCCAACACCTTGGAGATCGAACTGGGTGAGACTGATCAAGACTTCTGCTTCTGCATGAAGATTGAGAACATCTCCATCCTTTTCACTGGTGGTGGTCCCTGTAAGGCTGCCAAAGGTTACAATGTGGAACTGTTTGAGCAGAAAATTGCTCGTCTGACAGGTATCATTAGTGAGTCCGCAGCATCCTCTATCGAGAACATCGAACTGCTGATCGCATTGGAACCTGATTCTGAATACTGATGAACATCTTTGTCACTGACCCTAGTCCACACTTGTCTGCGATCGTGCTTCCCGACAAGCACATCGTCAAGATGCCCTTAGAGTGCTGTCAAATGCTCTCTATCGTGGCATCCGACAAGTGGGGTCATGGTTTCGGCACCCTTCCCAAGGCAGACGGTACTCCCTATGCCACTGAGAAGGGTGCTTTTCGTAACCACCCATGTACGAAATGGGCAAGTGAGTTTGTGACAAACTGGCGTTGGTTGATTCAGCATGGTCTTGCACTGTGTGGAGAGTACACCACCCGCTATGGCAAGGTTCATAACTGCCAAACTGCTCTGGAACATGCATCTGTCATCTTCCCTACGGCAGACCCACAGGGTCGCAGTGGCAAAGAATGCACACCATTCGTAAGGGCAATGCCCGACTGCTATAAACTTGATACAAGCATCTCAACCTTTGATGCTTACAAGATGTACATTGCATCTAAACCATGGGTAGCAGACAACTATGTTAGACTACCCGAACGTAAACCCGACTGGATCTAATTATTATGAGTAACGACTTTCTTTGGGTCGAAAAGTATCGCCCGCAGACTGTCGATGAGTGTATCCTGCCTGAGGCAACGGCATCCATGTTCAGGGGTTTCCTTGACAAGGGTGAGATCCCTAACCTCCTCCTGGCAGGTCCTGCTGGCATTGGTAAGACTACCATTGCCAAGGCACTGTGCAATGAACTGGGTGCTGATTACTATGTGATCAATGGATCTGACGAAGGTCGCTTCCTGGACACTGTGAGGAACCGTGCCAAGTCCTTCGTTTCGACCGTCTCTCTGACCTCTCAGGCACGTCACAAGGTGCTTATCATCGATGAGGCAGACAACACCACCCCTGACGTGCAGATGCTGCTCAGGGCGTTCATTGAGGAGTTTCAGGGCACCTGTCGATTCATCTTCACCTGTAACTACAAGAATAAGATCATTCAACCACTGCACTCTCGGTGCTCTGTGATCGAGTTTTCTGTCAAGGGTAAGGAGAAAGCACACCTTGCCGCTGCATTCTTCAAGCGTGTGCATCAAGTCCTCGCTCAGGAGAACGTTGAGTTTGAACTGGAAGTCCTTCGTGAAGTTGTCATGAAGCATTTCCCTGACTTCCGTCGCACACTGAACGAACTACAACGTTATTCTTCCAAGGGTAAGATTGACGTGGGTATTCTTGGTGGCACCATGTCTGATAGTGCCATGAGTGAACTTATGGATCAGTTGAAGAATCGTAAGTTCACCGACATGAAGAAGTGGGTGGTCGCCAACATGGACAATGAACCTCAGACTGTCATGAGGAAGGTCTATGATTCGCTCTATACATACTTACAACCGAAGAGTATTCCCGAAGCAGTGCTTGTGATCGGTGAGTACCAGTACAAAGCAAACTTTGTTATGGATCAGGAGATCAATTTGGTCGCCTTCCTTACAGAGATCATGATGAGGTGTGAGTTCAAATGATGAAGAAGCACGGGTTGTTCCCGACAGATGTATATGAGTTCAATCTCGGTCCCGAAGATATGTGGATGGCAGATCAAGCACTTGAATACATCAAGACGCTAGAAATGCAGATGTATAACTTCCCTGCTGGTGTCAGAACCAGTCGTGGAGACATACATAAGGAAGAACAAATGGCACCGCTGATTGGGTTCTTCCATGATTGTCTGGACTTCATTCGTTGCGACCTTGCTCTCCAAGCACAGGAACTTAAAATCTCTCTTTCTTGGGCGAATTGGGCACCTCCTGGTTCAGGTGCTGGTCATCCTCTTCATCGTCACAATTATTCTTATCTGTCTGGCGTATTCTATTTCACAGAAGGAAGTAGTACAGTCTTTCAAGACCCTGTTGATATCCGCAATCTTGATACCTTGGAGATCATTAGGGATTGGTTCGACGGACCCTATGAAAGATTTAACGCAGAACCTGGTAAACTTCTTGTCTTCCCTGGATGGTTGAGGCATTACAGTGAACCTCATTCTGCTGAGACTGATCGGTACACTATGTCCTTCAACTCCCTCCCTAATGGTCCAGTAAATGCTGGTCCTCAGGGCGTTCCAATGGCAAACATTAATGTATTATGAAACTATTGAAGACCCCGCTGCGATACCCAGGAGGTAAATCACGAGCAGCAGCACAACTCTATGACTGGTTCCCCTCTGGAATCACGGAATATCGAGAACCTTTTTGTGGTGGTGCCTCTATGGCACTGTATTTTTCTCAACTACACCCTGAAATTCCAGTCTGGATCAATGACAAATACTTCTATCTCTACAACTTTTGGGTACACCTACAAGAAGATGGTGACAGATTGTCTGATGTCTGCTATGCAATCAAACAAGAGAACCACACCGTTGATCTTGCTAAGGAATTGTTCAAGAGAAGTAAGGAAGAGATACACGAGGCCGATCCTTTTCGCCAAGCTGTGCTATTTTGGGTTCTTAATAAGTGTTCTTACTCTGGGTTGACCGAGAACTCTTCATTCTCTGAGTCAGCATCTAAGCAAAACTTCACCCTTCGTGGTGCTACAAACCTAAAAAAGTATCAAGATATCATTCAGCATTGGGAGATCACTAATGTTGACTACACAGATCCCCTTCTAGACATTGATCCTGGTGGTGATAACGAAGGTGTATTTATTTTCCTTGACCCACCATACAAGATTGGATCTTATCTTTATGGTACACAGGCAGAACTGCATAAGAATTTCAATCATGAAGACTTTGCAGCGGCATGTAAGGCGTCTCATCACAAGTGGATGGTGACGTATAATGTAGATGAAGACATCGAGCAGATGTTTGAGTCCTATAATCAACGTTACTTTGCGTTCACCTATGGCATGAAGCATAGGGAGAACAACAGAAAGAACGAACTGCTCATTAGCAACTACAACGTACAACCACCCAATCCTTTGGAGACCTTGCTTTATGGAGAAACAGTATGAGTATGCCCTCAAAGACTATCTCAACGGCATCAACTTAAAGCAAGGAGACATCCACGAAGACGAACGTGCGATGAAGAAGTATCCTTCTTTCGTTGTCAACAAGTGTCTAGCAGGTCATCTTGATTGTATCCTCCACGTCAACGAGATGAACCGCTATTATGACCTGGACGGTGATCTACAATATAATTATTACCTATATAGTATCAGGAAATCCAAACGCTTCGCGCCTTGGAACAAAGTCCAGACAGATAATGATCTAGAACTTGTCAAACAGTTCTACGGATACAGCACCGACAAGGCGAGAGATGCCCTGAAACTGCTCAACAAAGGTCAGTTAGAAGTCATCAAATCTAAATTAAACGTTGGAGGAGTAAAATGAGTGAAGAGATCTCGTGGTCTCAGGATATGATGTTAGAGGTAGCATTGAAGGAACCAGATGACTTCCTGAAAGTGCGTGAAACCTTGACTCGTATTGGTGTTGCATCCCGTAAGGATCGTAAACTATACCAATCCTGCCATATCCTGCATAAGAAGGGCAAGTATTACATCGTTCATTTCAAAGAATTGTTTGCACTAGATGGCAAACCTGCCAACATCACCAAAAATGATGTAGAGCGTCGCAATCGCATCGCTAAACTGCTGTTCGATTGGGGTCTGGTTGAGTTCAATGCTGATAGTCTGACTGAGATTGCACCTCTAAATCAAATTAAGGTGCTATCATATAAGGATAAGTCTGAATGGACTCTTGAATCCAAGTACAATATTGGAAAGAAAAAGATTACTGCCGAATCTTGACCTATGTATGACGAAATGGACTGTTATGATAAGGCGGTCCAACTATTTGGAACTCGTGTGAGCATGATTTGTGCCATGGAAATGGCAAAGAAACTAGACGCCGAGACCGCCTATCAAAATATCAAAATGGAACTGAAAGAACTCAAAAGAGTTCGCAAAAAATGGCACAAAGATCATTGTGATGATTGTTAATTATGAAATTTCTTGGATTGAGAGTTGAGGATCATGATTCCAATCTCACATACACTGACGGCACCAAGGTAAAGTACCTCTCTACGGAGAGGTATTTTGGTATCAAGCATCATGGATTTAATAATACATGGCAGTGGTCGGATATTCTAGATCATTGGGATATTACAATAGAGGATATCGATGCTCTTGCTATCATCAGCGATCAAATTCAGTTTGATCATGGTGAACTCTATCGTGAAATAGATTTAGGACTCAATTGTAGATGCTTTGCAGTGGACCACCATTGGGCACATGTTCTGTCACAGTGGACAGTGGGTATTCCTACAAAAAACTATGTGTTTGATGGTTATGGTAGCAATGAACGCTCGCATTCTCTATTCGCGAATAGAGAATTGGTTACAGAATACAATGTCAACGAGCATGGATCCATCGGTATCGAGATGGCGAAGGTTGGTGCTACCCTAGGACTGAAAGATGTGACCCCAGATGGTCTAGATCTTGCTGGAAAGGTCATGGGACTAGCAGCATACGGTCTAATCGATAAAGATTATTTTCAGAAGATGGACCAGTATCCTCTTAGTCAGATCAAGAAGATCTGGAACTATGATTCTTGGGATCGTAAGTGGGATAACGACTTCGACATCAACTGGTTGAGAACTGTACATGAACTCACATCACGGAAACTTGCTGACCTATTAGTAGGTATGGTTGATAATGTTTACTCTACTGATACCGTAGGATTTACTGGTGGTGTAGCACAGAATTGTGTGTTTGTGGGTGATGCTATCCAGAAGGGTGCTAAGTTGAGCACCATTCCACATGCTAATGACTGTGGTCTGTCACTAGGTGCTGTTGAATTCTTGCGTCAGCACTTCCACGAAGAGGAGTTTGATGCAACTGGGTTCCCATTCTGGCAAGATGATGAGGGAACTGATGAAGTTACTGATGATACTATCGTCACCATGGCAGAAGAGATTGCAGCAGGTAACATTGTTGGGTGGTATCAAGGACATGGTGAGATTGGACCCAGAGCACTGGGTGCTAGGAGTATCCTGTGCAATCCTAGGATCAAAAACATGAAGGATGCATTGAACAGTAGAGTCAAGCATCGTGAACACTTCCGTCCCTTCGGTGCATCAGTGCTCTACGAGGATGTGCAGGATCATTTTGTGGGTGTATCGCAACCTATCCCCTGGATGAATGCATCATTTCAGTGTAAGGATGAGAATCTTGCAGCAGTCACTCATGTCGATGGATCATGTAGAATTCAGACAGTAGATGGGGATGGTCAGTATGCCAGACTACTCAGAGCATATAGAGAACTGACAGGTTCTAGTGTCATATTGAACACGTCACTCAACTTGGGGGGTAAACCTATTGCATCTAAGCATTGGGAAGCAAAAGAATTGTTCTCCAAAACTGATATGGACTTTCTTGTCATTGGGAATGATGTACTTCATAAATAATGGTGCCTTACTCTCTACACATGCTCGGCAAATCCAAAGCAAATGTAGAAGAGAAAGACGACCAGCATGAAGATAAAAGTGAAGTTCTCGGTAATCTGGTGAAAGTTGTCGTACTTATCTGGTCCGCTTCTCTTCTCACGTTTAGTTACGTTAGACTTCCCAACGGTCAAAAGATTCTTGACTTTGACCCTACCTTCATCGCATCTGTGTTCTCTGGATCGCTCGCTGCCTTCGGACTGTCTCCTGCTAAGGCAGGTGGTGGTACTGCTAATGGTAATGGTAAAGCACCAGCAAAGAAAGAACCAGAAGTTGTATCCACTATCGAACCTAAGAAAGATGCAGAAACTAATTAACGTCATCGCCCTCCTGTCGGGTCTTACCAGTGCCGCCCTTATCGGTGGTGCTGGTTATGTGCTTCTGAATAAGGATGCACTGATCGATCAGGCAAAGACTGCTGCCACCAAGGCAGCAACAGAAGCAGTCGCTGGTGCCCTCCCAGGGATGCTTGAATCTGCTATGCCCAAGATGCCTGAACTACCTAGTGCTACTGGTGGTGTGATTCCTCCTGCCCCCTCACAAAACGTTACAGGTGGTGCTATTCCTTTCTGATAATTGTATGAAATGTGTTAAATAGACTTAACATGAATTGATACCATGACTCAGACAGCTAGACGGCAACGTAGAGGAAGTGACGCCAAGGAAGAGTTCTTTCTCTACGTTGCCTTTCACTCTGCATTTACGGCACTGATGAAATTATTTACAGATGATTGATGGACATTCCTGATATTGGTAAGAAAAGTATTAGCATCAAATCTATTGAGATACCTGTCAGGAATTTCAATGATCCAACAATACCTTCGTACATCACTCCCCCAGTGACTGTTCAAGTGGGTCTTCCTATTGTTGAGATTCCTGGGTGTGTAGAGACACGAGATACTGATGACCTCAGGGAGGTTGACCCTAGGGGAAACATGGTGCTATGTGATGGCGGAATTCCTTCATACAATCCAATTAACTTTGAACCTAATCGGATTGTTCCTACTGCTCCTGCTGGTGTTGATACCAAACAACAAGAAAAGAAACCAGAACCACCTGGACAAGTAGATATTCCTAATCCAGCTCCACCTGCTACTGCTAAGGTGGATTGCCCTACGGCAGCACAGCAATCAAAGGAACCTGTCGGAACATATGTAGAAGGTTTCCGAAAGAAAGTTACTGAATATAAACTGATAGGCAACGAGTGTGTCCAGATAACAGAAGCAGTGCCACTACCTCAACAGATAGTGGCAGGACTCCCTAGTGGTGGTCAGGTTGTTCAGGTGGGTAGTATTGCTGTCGTTGCGACAAGTTCTGCGTTGCTCGCAAAACCTCTTGCTGATGTCCTATTGAAGTCAGTGAAACCTACCATCAAAAAGGTCATGAAGAAGATTGCAGCGATCAGGAAGAAACCTATTCCCGTCCTGTCGTCAGGGGAGCGCCGAGCGGAGCAGCGCCAGATGAACCAAGCTGTGCGGGCACTTCGTTCAGTGTTCCCGCGTCGGAAGAAGCGGAGGGGATAGTGTGACGATGCTGCATGACAGTGTTCACATTATTCACTACTACGTCAGCACATATCTTATAGTAAGGACTGCGAGGGTGGAATTGGATTCCATTTTTCATCAACTCGCCACAATTTTTAAGTCTGGCGATCTCAAAATCTAACCTCTTGTTAGCGATAAGTTGCTGCTGCAATTCAATTTGAGTTGATGCTGCTTGCTTACATTGATCTTGCAGTGTTTTGTCCAGAGGGGTAGACCATGTGATAGAGAAACCAACACCGAGACTGTAATTATCTTTCTGACCTGTTCTGGTTTTCTTTCTGAAAAGAATATCCCCAGGATTGTCTATACGACCATCCTCATCCAGATCAGTAATATCATATACGGGGTCCATATAGTATGGTTCGTATGGTTTCTGTGCAGACGCACTACCAGTTACATACGGAGTGAAGTTTCTGGTGGGTCCTTGACATTGGATTCCTCCACCATAGGTGTTGGTGATATATGGTCCTTGAAGGACTTGGATTGCTTGGTTAGTAACACTACCAGAACTATTGGCGACAGGACTCGCAGTAGCAGAAACACCACCAATAGTTTCTGCCAATGCTTGCGAAGGTAAGAAAGCACTGAGACCTACTGCGAAAAAATAGAGGTTGTATCTGTGACGCTTGTAACTTCTGTTACTCTTTGAATTATTGTCTGATTGCTTAAACCAGGACCCGAATAGGTTTCTGTGAACTGAAACGCTGCTCCTGGTATTGTCTGTGTGAATGATGGTTTGCTGTTGATTCCTGTCCATGTTGAAGTCACGCCGTCAATAGTTACATTAGTTGCACCTGTCCCTGGCGAAAGATTGCCGTTGACGGTGATTCCACTCCCAGTTGCAGAGTATTGATACCCTGTGTTGTAATCCATCGAATTGATGGTCTCTGTAATTTTTTGTGTGGTCTCTGTGTGGCTTGTCATCGACCCCTGTGTGAAGTTAGGGACTACTGGGACCGCCATTGCTGGTGATCCCAGTAATAATGCCACGAAAAATAATCTCTTCATGATATATAGTCTCAGTCGATAACCGTGATTTCGGTAACGAACTGTCCTGTCGCAGATGAACCTGCTCCACCAGCAGTCAGCGTGATAGCATGAGTTCTGTCAATCGTGCCTGCGAGTGTGCCAGCAGAACCAGCAGCATAAGAGGTAAGGTTACCGAAGTTAGGAACATCACCTGTGCTAACAGCAGAGGCAGGAACACTATCTGCTGCGTTGTATGTTTCACTCAACGACCAATCTTGTCCAGATGTGGTGACAGTATATGTGCCAGCACCAGTGGAAATACCACCCATCGTGCCTGCTGTGATGTTAGACCCAGAGGCAGAATAACTACCACCGATTCTTACAGCAGTAGACCGTGCAGCATCAACAGTTAGTTGAACGCTAGAAGCATGTTTAGTAACAAGACCACCAGCGTATGCAGGTGAAGCCATCAAAATCATTACGAGGGGTAGAAGTTTTTTCATTCCATCCTCTAAGTTTGGGTTCTCTCCTATTTATCTTTACTTGCATCTTATGGACAACCGAAACTTTATATACGGACAACCGACTATTAAAATCTGAGGTATCATCTCTAAATAAATGTGGTTGCCTTTGGGGACCACACAACGAATCTCGCTTAATTGGAGAACTAAAATGACTGGACTGCGTAAGTTTGGCACCAAAGATCTTGGTGCGATCATCGACGCTGCTGAGCGTTATAGCGTCGGACTGGACGACATTTTTTATCGACTGCATTCCTATGGAATGGGATCAGTCAACGAAGCGTATCCCCCTTACAACCTCGTGAAAGAATCTGAGGTCAAGTGGAGGATCGAAATGGCACTTGCTGGTTGGGGTAAGGACGAAATTGAAGTAAGCACGGAGAGCAACGTCCTCCTGGTCAGGTCTAAGGCGGCGAAGAACAAAGGTGAGGAGGAGTACATGCACCGAGGGGTAGCTACCCGTACCTTCGCCAGAGGTTTCAATCTGTCTGATGATGTGGAAGTCGGCACAGTCAGTTTCAAAAATGGTATGCTCATGGTAGAATTACGAAAGATCATCCCAGACCATCAGAAACTGAAAGTTTATGAAATCAATTCTGAAAGTCCTGAGTCACCAAGTGACTCAATTTAACTTGATCTTAGTCGGTACGTTATGTCTCATTCAAGGGATTCACCTTCATGGACACTATATGATGGATGTAGATGTTGATAGTTATGTCACCTCGTTCTGTCGAAAGAATATGAAGACCTGTGAAAGGATAGTTAACCGAGATTGATATATAGTACACAAGTGAAGAGACCCCCCTGGGTCTCTTTTTATTTGGAGGAATCCATGAACATGTATGTTAATCTGTGTCCACCGTACGCAGAAAAAAGTGAGACACTAACGCTAGACATCCCACCCGAAGAGATGGATATGTTTATGCAGTATGTCCACATCCTTGCAGACGAAAAGAACGTCAGCGCACGACGTGCATTCACCGACATGGTGAAGTACACTTATGAAAACCTAATGAACAAAGACTATGAGCGTAAGAATCGTAAGAATGCAAAACGGCGAGGACGTAATCGCTGATGTGTATGAGATGCGAGAGGGTAAGGATGGTCCTCCACTTGCATACAAACTTGATCGCCCTTACACCTTCGTGATTCAAAGACCTCAGAGTCTCTTTGAGGAAGTCCAATACACTGATGAACCAACCACTCTGGATCAGTTGGATGTGCAATTTGAAGCATTCGTTCCTTTCTCTAAGGAACCTCATGTATTCCTTCCTATCCAATCTGTCTCCTTTATATACTCCCCCATCGATCAGATGGTAGACAAGTACCAAGAACTAACCGCGAACCATGCTCAAATTGATGTTATTGAAGAACGATCCGAGTCTGTACCTGATAGGGAAGATGACGGAACTGGACGAGGAACCGTCGATTCTGATTGAGAATTGCTATCGAGTCGATGGACATGGGGGACTGACCAAGTTCCCTTTGCACACAGAACAGCGAGATCTGTTCTTGACTTCCGACCTCATCTTTACTATACTTGACCCGTCTGCCGACCTGGTGGACAAGTATAAATCGATGGTTAGTTGATGAAGTTTTACACGGACGTACTTTTGCTCGGTGACGATATCCTCTATCGGGGTTATGAGAACGGAGCACCTGTTCAGTACAGGGAAAAGTGTCGTCCTACATTGTACTTCGTACCTAAGGATCAATCCAAGAGTTCCAAGTTCAAGACTCTTGATGGGCGTAATGCTCACCCCAAGCGTTTCGATGGCGCTAGGGAAGCTCGTTCGTTCATTGAACAATACGAGAAGGTTGAAGGTCTCGAAGTGCATGGATACGATAGGTATGTGTATCAATTCATCGCTGACAAGTTCCCAGAAGAGATTCTCTTTGAAATGGACAAGATGAAGATCTATACGATCGACATCGAAGTGGGATGTGACAATGGTTTCCCCTCTGTGGAAGCATGTCAAGAGGAGATGCTTTGCATCACAATCAAGAATCTCAGCACCAAGGAAACTATTACTTGGGGCACCAGGGAATTTACACCAAAAGACACAGAGTATCGTGTCTTTTGGACGGAAGTGGAGATGTTGGAGAACTTCCATGCATGGTGGTGTGAAAATACCCCTGATATCATCACTGGTTGGAACTGCAACCTGTATGATATTCCGTACATTTGTCGTCGATTGGAACGGGTGCTAGGGGAGAAGTGGAAAAAGTCCCTCTCCCCGTGGAACCGTGTGCTTGAAAGAGAGATCGAGATTCATGGTCGTAAGCATATCTCTTACGAAATTAATGGTGTCGCTATCCTCGACTACCTTGATCTCTACAAGAAGTTTACATACTCTGCTCAGGAATCTTATCGTCTGGATCACATTGCAAATGTAGAACTTGGTCAGGCGAAGATCGACCACAGTGAGTATGAGAACTTCAAAGAGTTCTACACAAAGGACTGGCAGAAGTTTGTTGAGTATAACATCGTTGACGTGGAACTTGTTGACCGTCTGGAAGACAAGATGAAATTGATTGAGTTGGCACTCACTCTTGCCTATGACGCTAAGGTCAACCTGAGTGATGTGTACTCGCAAGTTCGTATGTGGGACACCTTGATCTATAACGATCTGAAAAGGCGTAACATCGTGGTGCCTCCTAAGATCAGCAGCAGCAAGAACGATCAGTATGCTGGTGCCTATGTTAAGGAACCTATCCCAGGAGGATATGACTGGGTGGTGTCCTTTGACCTTAACTCCCTGTATCCTCACCTCATCATGCAGTACAACATCTCCCCAGAGACCCTGGTGGAGAGGCGTCACCCCACAGTGACCGTTGACAAACTGCTATCCAAAGAGGTAGAGATTAATGGGGAGTATGCTGTGTGTGCCAATGGTGCTCAGTACCGTAAGGACATTCACGGTTTCCTACCCGAGATGATGCAACGCATTTATGATGACCGATCAATTTACAAGCGGAAGATGTTGGCCGCGAAACAGAATCTTGAACATACCAAGGAAGCATCAGAGACCTTGGCACTTCAAAAGGATGTGTCCCGATTCAACAACATCCAGATGGCAAGAAAGATTCAACTCAACTCTGCCTATGGTGCCATCGGAAACCAATACTTCCGATACTACAATCTGGCAAATGCTGAGGCGATCACTCTCTCGGGTCAAGTCTCGATTCGTTGGATCGAGAACAAGGTAAACGTTTACCTAAATAAGATTTTGCAAACAGAGGGGGAGGATTATGTCATTGCATCTGACACTGACTCAATCTATCTTAACCTTGGACCTCTTGTTACTAAATTTCTTGGTACTAAGTCTGGCGACAAAGCAGCGGTTGTGGGGATACTTGACAAGATCTGTCAGGAGAAACTGGAACCGTTCATCGAGTCCTCTTATCAAGAACTTGCGAATTATGCTTCGGCGTATGAACAAAAGATGAGCATGAAGCGTGAGAACATCGCTGACCGTGGTATCTGGACTGCGAAGAAGCGTTACATTCTCAACGTATGGGACAGTGAGGGTGTGCGTTATGAGAAACCCAAGTTGAAGATCATGGGCATCGAAGCAGTGAAGTCCTCCACACCTGCTCCCTGTCGTGGTGCTATTAAAGAGGCACTCAAAGTTGTCATGAATGGAACTGAGGATGACATTCAAAAGTACATCGCCAGGTTCCGTCGTGAGTTTGAGAGTCTTCCTTTGGAAGACATTGCTTTCCCTCGTAGTTGTAACAACTTGGGTAAGTTCTCTGACCCATCACACATATATGCAAAGGGATGTCCTATGCATGTTCGTGGATCCTTGATGTACAATTACAACATCAAGAAGTTGAAACTGCAACATAAGTATCCACTGATTCAGGAGGGTGAGAAGATCAAGTTCATCTATCTTCGCACACCAAACAAGATTGGTGAGAACGTTATCTCGTTCTTCCAGACCCTGCCCAAGGAGTTTGACATCCATGGGTCGATCAATTATGATGAACAATTCAACAAAAGTTTCTTGTCACCTGTCAAAGTTATTCTTGACGCTATTGGGTGGTCCCCCGAGAAACGTATCACATTGGAGTTTTTATTCGCATGAGTTTCCTAACAGATGTAGTAAAAGAGATTGGGAATGAATACGCTGGCATTGTTAGCGAGGGGGTTGCTGCTGGCGACGTTGCATCTTTCGTTGATACTGGGTCTTATTTATTCAATGCCGTGGTTAGTGGTTCGCTTTTTGGAGGGATTCCTTCCAACAAAGTTACTGCCCTGGCAGGAGAATCGAGCACGGGAAAGACTTTCTTTGCTCTTTCTGTCGTTCGTAATTTCCTTAGAAATAATCCTGATGCTGGATGCATTTATTTTGAGTCCGAGTCTGCTATCTCTCGTGAGATGATTGAGTCCCGTGGTATCCCTTCTGATCGTATGATCATTGTACCTGTGGTGACTGTGCAGGAGTTCCGTCAGCAAGCAATCAAAATTGTTGATAACTATCTGAAACAACCCAAGGAAGAACGCAAACCCATCATGTTTGTGCTTGACTCTCTGGGTATGCTCTCCACTACCAAGGAGATTGAAGACTCTGAGGCAGGTAAAGAGACTCGTGACATGACCCGCGCTCAGGTCGTCAAGTCCATCTTCCGTGTGCTGACTCTCAAACTGGGTAAGGCAGACATCCCTCTGCTCGTCACCAACCACACCTATGATGTGGTAGGATCCTATGTGCCAATGAAAGAAATGGGCGGTGGTAGTGGACTTAAATACGCTGCATCGACTATTGTGTATCTATCCAAGAGCAAGGAGAAGGATGGTACTGAGGTAGTGGGCAACCTTATCAAGTGCGAGACCAAGAAGTCTCGCTTCACCAAAGAGAACTCCAAGATTCAGACGAGACTATTCTATGACGAACGTGGACTGGACAAGTATTACGGACTTCTGGAATTGGGTGAGAAGTACGGAGTATTCACCAGGGTCGGTACTCGCTGGAAGATTGGTGAATCTTCTGTTTTTGCTAAGTCTGTTCTCGCTGATCCCGAGAAATACTTCACCGAAGAAGTGATGGCACAACTTGAAGAAGCAGCACGTCAGGAGTTTAGTTATGGAGCCTAATTTCTACATCAGAACATATGACAATGTTCTTGACGATAACCTCTGCAAGAACATTCTTGAACTGTGTAGAGATACTGACTTTGAACGTTGGGAGAGGCAAGGTCGTCCACAGTTTAGTCAGTTCAATATAACTGAGTATGCACAGGACAACCTCTCCTCTGGGTGGGCAAAGGTTCACAACAGATTGATTGAGGCAATCAAAGAGGTCTCCGAACGATACATGGAAGACACTAACTGTCGCGAAAACTGGCCCTTTGAGAATACCTTAGAGCAAGTTCGTCTCAAAAAATATAGTGTATCGGAGGATGATCGTTTTGATCTCCACGCTGATGTTGGAAATCATGATAGTGCTAGGAGATTCCTGGCATTGTTCTTCTACCTTAATGATGTGGACGAAGGTGGTGAGACTGAGTTCCCTGATAGGGACTTGAAGATCAAACCAGAACGAGGTAAGTGTTTGTTGTTCCCACCCACTTGGACTTACCCACACGCAGGACTTGTCCCTGTATCAAATGACAAGTACATTGTTGGCACTTACTTACACTACATTTAATGCAAAAAATTGAAGAGATTGCGTTGAGCAAACTGATCCTAAACGAGACATATCTCAGGTCAGTTTTGCCTTTTTTGAAAGATGAATACTTTGATTTTCAACCTTACAAAATTATATTCAATCACATCAATGAGTATGTGACTGAATACAATACGCAACCCGAACCTACTGCTCTCAAAATTGAGATCGAAAAGCGTCGCGATTTGAGTTCTGATATTATCAAGGAGATCGAAGACTTCCTTGATAATAAATTAGATGAAACTCAATATAACGATGACTGGTTGATGGACACCACTGAGAAGTGGTGCAAAGAACGTGCAATCTATCTTGCCTTGATGGAGTCTATCAAGATTGCTGATGGACAAGATAAGACTCGCACCAAAGATGCTATCCCACACATCATGTCGGAAGCGTTGGGTACATGTTTTGATGATACTGTTGGACACGATTACTTACTAGACGCTGATGACCGCTACGATTTCTACCACAAGAAAGAAGACAAAATTCCCTTCGATCTTGAATACTTCAACAAGATTACAAAAGGTGGTCTACCTAGCAAGACTCTCAACATCGCTCTTGCTGGTACGGGTGTCGGCAAGTCTCTATTCATGTGCCACGTCGCTAGTGCCGCACTCATGCAGGGGCGCAACGTACTCTACATTACACTTGAAATGGCAGAGGAGAAGATTGCTGAACGAATTGATGCCAACCTCCTCGACCTCAACATCAAGCAACTCTCTGATCCACTTTTCACAAAGAACCAATTCCGAACCAAAGTCGATGCCCTGACACAAAAGACACGAGGTCGTCTGGTAATTAAGGAGTACCCTACTGCTTCTGCTCATGTCAATCACTTCAAGTCTCTCTTGAACGAACTGAGCATGAAGCGTGGTTTCGCTCCTGATATTATCTTCATTGACTATCTAAACATCTGTGCCTCTGCACGATACAAGAATGCAGTGGTGAACTCCTACACATTCATCAAATCTATTGCAGAGGAACTGCGAGGTCTTGCTGTTGAGCACAATGTTCCTATTGTATCTGCCACACAGACTACTCGTTCTGGTTATGGTAACTCTGATGTGGACTTGAAAGACACCTCTGAATCTTTCGGTCTCCCTGCTACTGCTGATTTGATGTTCGCTCTCATTTCTACCGAAGACTTAGAGAACATGGGTCAGATTATGGTTAAGCAGTTGAAGAATAGATACAACGATCCTACGATGAACAAACGCTTCATTATTGGTATTGACAGAGCAAAGATGAGACTGTATGATTGTGATCAGTCCGCCCAAGACAACCTGATCGATTCAGGTAACACTGATGATGAAATCATCGAACTGAAAACCAAAAGTAAATTTGATTCCTGGCAAGTATGACTAAGAAAAAGACCCCCGAAGCAACCAACTAT